ATTGAAAGACCCCTCGCCTATTCTTTTCAGAGTATTTGAGGATAATATTTAAACTTCTAAATAGTACTAAGATATAAAAAAGTTGTTAATATTTTTATATCCTATTTAGAAGAATAAATATTATATTACAATGATTACTATTCGCTGTCTCACGACAGAAACCATAGTTGGTTTAATATATCAACTAATAATTTAATATCTTATTAACAGTAAAATGTTAGGGATTATTAGGTTTTAACTTGATATATTAGCAAAGCTCTGCTCATCTAAATCTTGCTTCAGATTTATATAAAGAAGTTGTATTATAGAAATTATGTCATAAATTGATTTATAAATTTAATCATAGTTTCGACAATACAGTTTAAAGGGCAACTCATTTAAAATTAATATAAATGAGGAAGCTCTTCAAACAACTTTTTAATTAAAATCGGAGTTACTTTTGTGTGTACTTTCGTACGACCAATTCCTAGGAAGAGGTTTGAAAGGTCAGTCTGTGTAAACAATATTTTATTAATTGGTCAACAACCTTTTAATACAGTATCGTAATACAGAGCATCCTTCATTTGATTGATATATTCATTTTCATGAAGAATACCAGTCAAAGAAACATAAGGATGGGCATAAGCCACTTCACCTTCAACATCAAAAGAAGAACATTCTAAGATAAGATTATAAATCATATCTTCAGGAACATTCATAAGATTAGAACTATTCTCACTAAAAACTATAGTGATCATTCCCGAAAAAATATCGAAGGACATTTGATCGTGATGACACCCCAAATTTTGTGTGACAACTCTCTTTGCTTTTAGATTAATTTCATCTATGATGTCATTAATTAAAAAACGCGGAGTGATAAGTCTTCCAAAAATATGGTTTAAGTAGAAAGCTCTTTTAATATTCTTTTCTAAACGGTGTAATAATTTCTTATTACCACGGAAAAAAAGTTTACTAAAAGAGAGAGCAGCTTGGTTTTGGTTATAAATATTAAAACCTTTCCTTTGGGCAGAGCTAATCATTTCAATTAGACAAGAAATACTTCTAATTGAGTCGTTAACACTACCTAAGGGAAAAGGGCTAATTTCTTTATTAGGAATAAAGATTCTTTTAGCAAATTCAAAATAAGTTTTACTTATAAAAGATTTACTAAAATTAATTTCGACTCCTAATAAATTAATTAGTTTTTGATATTCACGAGCCAAATCATCATCGAAAATAACGATATCATCGCCAAGTAATTTATATTTAGCAGTTAAAAAATCTATCTTAAGATTTTTACAACAAATAAATAAAACTAAGTGGTGACATATGGTTGATATTCCTCAGGAAGTATAGAATCCCATAGGATTACCTACTTTATAATTTATTAAAGAAAGTTTTCCCTTAGGGGATCTATACTCAAAAGGATAACCAACCATGATATCTTTTCAGGCTTTAGCTATTTCATCTCCCACTGATACATTTAGAAATCTTACTAATAAATCAATAGGAAATCTATCTGTAAAAGCAGAGAGATCGAAAGAGTAAAAGGTCTGATCAGGATATAATGATAAAAGACTGTCTAATC